CCGCGAGGGGCGCACGGTGCTTTGGTACAACACCACGTGCGTGAGAACACGCACGTCTCCTACTACAAATGGAACCTTATGGATGAGAAGAAAAGAGAAGTGTCGGTTTTGCCGGCACGCTCATGGACTACGGGGTACCAGTATGACTGGACCACGAAGCCCATCACAGATTTTACATCTGGGAAGACTTCTCCGACTGTGTACACACAAACTACACAGTCACGTGGGCACGCCTGGCCTTCAGCCGGGAGTGCCTTGACGGATATCGGTGGTAATTTTACCACAGCGAAGATTGATAGCTTTGAACCTTCTGACCTTGGTGTTTACACCGGGGAGAGTCGGGGACATTACTATCGGGGGCCAGAACTGGCCCTTCCTCCGCTTCAGGCAATTAACGAAACTCTCGCCCTTGTCACGCCGTCGTCAGATTTTACTCTGATGCAGCTTGGCTCTAAGGCGATTGCGAAGTGTTTGCCGACGAATCCTGTCGCCGATGCAGGAACTTTCATTGGAGAACTTAAGGCGGGTTTACCCCGCACTATTGGCAAAGAGCTGTTCAAGACCAAGCTCAAAGACTACCGAAAGGTAGGCTCTGAATACTTGAATGTCGAGTTCGGCTGGAAGCCTCTTGTCTCTGATTTGCAGAAGTTCGGCAAAGCTGCTATAGAATCTGAAAAGATCCTTGATCAGCTGCACCGTGATTCTGGAAAGAACATACATCGGAAATACACGTTTCCATCTGAGATTACGAGCAGCATGGGTCAAAACATAAACAGGCAGGCAGATTGTTGTAGCCTGTCTGTTTATCCCTACTGCTTCAAATCTGTCGGGGGAGCACCATTGGCCTTCACCACTGAGGTGAAGACCGAAACCTGGTTCTCAGGTTGCTTTACCTACCACTTGAATCTCGGTAATACGCTGAGAGACAGGTTGGATAGGCAGGCAGCTGAAGCGAGGAAACTATTCGGCCTCGAGCTAACGCCCGAAACCGTTTGGAATCTCGCACCCTGGAGTTGGGCCGTTGATTGGCAGGGAAATATCGGGGATGTTCTCCACAATGTTTCTCGCTTTTCTCAAGATGGCCTGGTAATGCGTTATGGTTACATAATGCAGAAGAAAACTGCAAAAGTGACCTATACTCTTCGTCCTGGCGGGCGTTTATTGAGCTCGCCGAACAAAGATCTGACGCTGACCGTGACTGCTAGCAGTCGCGTTCGTCGCAGAGCAACCCCATTTGGTTTTGGTTTTGACATGACCGCCCTGACCGGGCGGCAGTCTGCCATTTTGGGCGCCTTGGGAATCTCCCGAGGGCCTAGGCACATATGATATGTGCTGGCGCTGCACGACTCTCACGAGGAGTTTTGTGGTGCGTCTATGAGGACCTTATAAGGTCCTCGACACCTTCAACTGAAAGAGTAATGCCATGTCTTTTGCTGATCCCCAGTCCGTTACTGTCAACGCGGTCGCAATCTCCCTGCCTCGCACTAGCTCCGGCGTAAATTCCGGTGTCTTTACGAGCGCAGATGGGAATTCGCGACTGTCCGTCTCGCATGCCTATGGCAAGCGAACTCGACGGACTATCCGCCTCGACAGTTCGAAGGTAGCTGCTGATCCTCTGCTGCCGACTCAGAACGTCAAGCTTTCCACCAGTGTTTATTTGGTGGTTGACGCTCCGGTTGCCGGCTTCACGAATACAGAGCTTAAGCAGTACATTGACGGCTTTGTGGCCGCTCTGACTGCTTCCTCCGGTGCAAAGATCTCGCAGCTCTTGGGCGGCGAGAACTAAGCAAGGACTTTCCATTCGATCAGTAACATAATTGCATGGCTATGGATGCTCGAACTCTATAAGGAGCCGGCATGAAAAGCCTTATGTTACTCTGGCAGGAGGTCGCTAATGAACTTGCGACCTGGTGTTGCACTAGCACCAGACTGGACTATAAAACGGTCCAGTCTCGAGTCGGACACGAAGGTGAGTCGTTTCTAACGATCACCCTACCGAACTTCTGCACAGACTTCCAAAAAAGTCTGGTAGAGGGACGTGTAGATCGCAACCAGTTTCAAGGCTTTGCCTTTACTGGTAGTCTCCCCCGATTCCTCGGAGGTTTCTTCGATCTTGTGTTCGACCGTGGTACAGGCCTCTTACTGGATAACCCGTCAGTGGATGCGATCTATGCCATTCGTCAGCTTACGCTGATGTTTGGAAAGATTCTCCTCCCCTGCAGCGATGCAAGGAAGGATGCAGCCATTGAAGGATATCTCCAGTGTGAGCAGTCAGTTAAAGACGCGGACTCTGCGAGAGGACCTCAGGAAACTGAGGACTTTCACCGGATTTCGCGCCTACTTTGGGCGGATCTCTTTTCCGCAGTGGATAACTCCATTGCGAATCATGAGGTTCTCCCGAAGCACGGACCCGGTGCCACCGCTGATCGACTTAAGGGTAACCAAAAGTTCAATCAGACCGAGTGGACCGACAGGCTCGAGGGAGTGTTTCCAGCTGGGGAGTTTCTACTTCCGAATTGGTCACACTTCTCTAACCTTGACCGTATTAACTGGCTCGAACCCGGACAAGAACGACCCGTCAGGGTCGTCCTAGTTCCTAAAACACTCAAAACACCTCGAATTATCGCGATTGAACCTACTGCGATGCAATATGCGCAGCAGGGGATCTTGGAATCGTTCGAGAAAGCGATTGAGGCGAATGACAACGCCCGTCACTTTATCCAGTGGAAGAGTAATGTTCCCAACCAGGAGCTTGCTCGGCTGGGGTCACTCTTTGGTGACCTCGCAACGCTAGATCTTAGCGAAGCATCGGATCGTGTTTCGAATCAGCTTAGGACCATGCTGCTAAACCATCCTCACCTAGGTGAGGCGGTGGACGCAACACGTTCCCGCAGAGCTGAAGTGCTTGGTAAAGACGGAAAGAAAATCATCCGTCTAGCCAAGTTCGCGTCTATGGGTTCGGCTCTCTGCTTTCCCATGGAGTCACTGGTATTTATGACAGTGATATTCCTAGGTATTGAGCGAGAGCTTAAGAGACCGCTATCCAAGAAGGACGTTGAGTCCTTCAGAGGACAGGTGCGCACGTACGGGGATGATATCATTGTCCCCGTCCGTTATGTGCGTTCCGTTGTTAGCACCCTCGAATCTTTTGGGTTCAAGGTTAATGCTAGCAAGAGTTTCTGGACTGGTTATTTCAGAGAGTCTTGCGGAAAGGATTACTACAAGGGCGAAGATGTTTCCATCGTTCGAGTCCGAAGAGTACTCCCAACACAACGGAGTGACGCTCAGGAGATTATCTCAACCGTTTCGCTCCGCAACCAACTCTACAAGAGAGGGCTGTGGAAAACGACGAGGTATCTCGACAACTTGGTTGAGGGTATTATACCTTTTCCTGCAGTTGGCGAGAATTCTCCTATTTTGGGCAAACGGAACTTCACGGGTCATGAGACCCATGAGTTCTGTCCTGACCTTCAGATCCCTCTTGTCAAGGGTATGAAGGTGGTCAGTAAACTTCCAGCAGATAAACTGGAAGGTGCTGGTGCCCTACTTAAGTTCTTCCTTAAGCGCAGCGAAGAGCCATTCGTTGACAGGGAGCATCTAGAGCGTTATGGACGTCCTGAGTCCGTCGACATCAAGCTCAGGATGGCACCCGCCCAATAGGGGCGGGTGGCTGGTAACCAACCCAGCGTGAGGAGGAC